TCTTGGCTATATAGCCCACGGGGGCTCCCTTGTATTTCACGGCTCCGATGCCGTACATGAAGTCTTTGTTCATTTTTGGTCCTTTTTGAATATTCTGAATATTGTTGTAAATGACGCGCCTGCAGCGATTCCTGTCGCGAGAAGATATAGCTTATCGAAAAGGGAACTGTCGCGCCGTCCCTCCTCGGCCCGGTTTAGTTCATCCTGTTTCTGCTCAAGGGCGTCGCGGGCGGTGTGGTAGAGCGCCTCGTAATATTCCACCTGACGCTGCAGGGAGTCGCAGGTGCCGGTGATATAGATTATGCCGCCTTGATGGGTGGCCTCTACATGGGCGCGGTCCTTGCTCTCGCGGTAGGCGGCTCCTTCGGGCAGCTTAAGGAGGCTGTCCACGGATATCGCCAGGCTCACCCGGCTCTCCGGCACCGGAAGCGTAGTTATCGTTCTGGTCGCTGACGCGGTAGTGTCGCTCTTCGCGAAGGTCGAAGATGTCTGCTCCTGCTGCGTCTGTGTCTTTTTGGTTGTCGCGCAGCTTGAAAAGCACAGGGCAATAGTCAGAATGACGACAACCGGAAGCAGCCTCGACAGCCTTGCGCAGCCGGGCCATTTCTCTCTTGGTAGAGGCCATCTCTTTCTTTGTGGCCTGAAGGTCCTCTCGTGTTGCATTGAGTTCTTCTTTTAAGGGTTTGACGATGTTCTCCACCAGAATCCGTGTAGCGTTCTCGGTGTTGGTGATGCGCACGGTCTCTGCGTCAGCCTTTGCCTTCTCCGCATCGGCGTTGGCCTTGCGCACAGTGGCTTTCATGGTGGCCACTGCCACCACGAGCCCCACAAGGCCGGTGCCGAGAAGAATGTTTAGGATTTCGCTGAAATTCATAGCTAACGAGCGTAAACGGATGCTTGCATTTGCTTACCGAGTGACGCATGAATTGCGCCTGGCGAGCGACATCGCTGTGTTTGGTTTGATTGGTTGTTACTGGTATATGCCTATTGACCTGAGCCATTCCTGCACGTCGAAACTCGGGCAGGCCTTGGCCGCGACCTCGTTGTGGCCGATGATGCGGACCTCGGGGAAGCGGCGGTGAAAGTCTTTCACGTATGCCTCCATAGCCTTGAGCTGTGCCGGCGTCCGGGTGTCCTTGGGATTCATCGAGCTGTCGCAGCCGCCGGCATAGACGACATGACGGCTGACGGAGTTGTAGCCCTTGGCGCCGTTTGTGATTTCCCACGGGTCCACGTTGGCGTCCTCGTTGTTGCCTACGAGACGCTCGACGGTACCGTCAAGGTGGATGATGTCGGTATAGCCGACCTGCTTCCACCCCCTGCCGCCGGCCGACACCGGGGAGGTGTGCCAGCGCCTGATGTCGGCGGCCGTCACCTCGTGCCCCCCGGGTGTCGCGGTGCAGTGCAGTACGAGATATTTCAACCGCGCCATCGCTTATTCTCCGGCGGCTGCCACCTTTTGGGTGAACTTGGGAACGGCGCGGAAGTCGGCCACGATGAATTCTTCGCCGAAGGCGATGTTGGTATCGGCCTTCATGAGCAGCTTGAAGAAGTACAGTTCGGAGGCCGGGGCATACTTGTCGATCTGAATGACGCTTTCGTCGTTCTGGAGGTTGACGGCGGCAAAGAAGTTGCCGTCGGCATCCTGAGAGCAGAGCGTGGCGACGATGAGGCCTTCGGGCCATGCTGCCACAGTCTCGACAGTGATGCCCTTGTAGCGCTTGCGGTTGACTTCGGTCTCGCTGGCGTTCTTGGCCTCGCGCTCTGTCAGCTCGTCATCGTACTTGTCGAAGTCCTCGACGCTCATGATGATACGCAGCGAGGGGTTGGAGCGCATGGCCTTGGGGATTGCGGTGCGGACTGCCTTGAGCTTCTTGAGTATTGTGTCGGCCTTGGACACGTCGACACATTTGTAGTCGGCTGCTTTGGCCGCCTGGGTGAGGATGCCGTTCATGAGCTTGTCGTCGCCCCCGTCTTCGACATATTCGCCGTTGACGTAGTGGTCGCCGAGTTCGAACTGCACCTGCTTGGACAGCGCGTCGAGAAGCGCGTTCTGTGCTTCCGGAGGGAGCTGGGCGAACACGAGGTTGCCTTTGGGCTGCCATTTGCGCCAGATCTGCTCAAAAGCACGGGGGTTGAACAAGGTGAAGGCCATGAAGTCGTGGGGCTCGAGAGTCTGCTCCGACCAGTTGAAGTCGCCCTTGCTGTCCTCGACAACGGGGTTCTCCTTGCGCTTCTGGAGCATACGACCTACCTTCAGACGCGGGATGCTGATTTTCTTCTCCACGCCGGGGATGACGTGGATCAGTCCTTTCTCCACAAGCTCGTTGCTCGTGGTGGCTACGGTGAGGATTCTCTCGAGTACCTCGCCGTTGTAATTGGTGTTGTCTACTTTGATTGCCATGTCTGTATGGGGTTGTGGTGTTACTTCTTGAGCCTGTTGCGGATTTCATCCATGCGAAGTTCCCACGGGCCTTTCTTTGGGAGCTCGTCGTTCTCGGGTTCGGTCTGCAGTGTGGCACTGAGTTTCTGCGCCGGAGCGATGGAGTCGAGGGTGGCGTTGAGGGTTTCGATGCCCACTGTCTTGCCGAGGTCAAGGAAGTGCTGCTTCTTATCCGCCGGAATCTTTTTGGCGGCTATGGCGCCGTCGACTGCGGCGGTGATCTGCTCGAGCTTGAGCTGCTCGTTTTCCCTGCGGATGTTCTCGGCCTCGTCGCCGGCGGTCTTGAGCGCGGCGAGTTTCGCGTTGACGGCGGCCTCGTCTGCCGTTTCCGGCAGGCCTAACTGTAAGGCGAGTGCTTTTAGTTCCATTTGCGGTTCGTTGTTTGTTGGTTTATGGTTCAGCCTCGGGAGGGGGCAGTCGCCGCCCTCGCTCAGCGTTATTAACTGTCCGTCCTTGTGAAGCCGGATGGCGTCGTTGTTGGCCCCGATATCGACGAGCGATACCTCTATCAGCCTGGCCTTGGTGACGGTGGCGTAGCGCTGCCCGGGCAGCAGGTGCCTGCGGTCCTCGCTTGTCTCGATTATCTCGAAGCCGATGCTCACCATCCGAAGCGACCCGAACTCCCACTGCTTTTTGCACTGGCATGACAGTTCGGTGGCCTCGTCAAAGGCGAGCTCGCCGGTGATCTCTCCCTTCTCTTTCTTTATCTCCTTTATAAGTCCGATGGCCTTGCCTCGGTTGTGCATGTAGAGGAGTATGGGGTTGCGCTCATATTGGGATATGTCCACGCCGTCGGTCAGGACGCGGTACCCGTAGCTGTTGAGCGTGTCGTTTGTCAGTCTTACTCTGTTGCCCATTGCGGTCGTGTGATTGTTTGCGGCGCAAAGTTGGCCACACGCCCGCCAATCTCCAAAAAAGTGTGCAACGGTTGCACACTTCTATGCAACGGTTGCACACTTTTTTGCCCGGCCTCCCTTTTTCAGCCACCTTTGCCCCATAATTCATTATCGCATCCCCGTATGACTAAAGCTGAACTTGAAAAAAAGAGAGACCTGGCGCGCACCCTGTATCTTTCGGGAAAGGAGCAGACCGAGATAGCAGAGATGGTCGGCGTGTCAAGGGTCACGATATCGAAATGGTGCGCGGCCGACGGATGGAAGGAGACCCGCGCGGCAAAGACCATCACGCGCCCGGAGCTTATCAAGAAGCTGCTCCTGGCGACTAACACGCTGCTCGACAAGGTCAACGAATCGGGCGACCTCGCGCTTATCGACAGCCTCGGCGACAAGCTCTCGAAACTGACCGCCGCCATCGACAAGCTCGACAAGTCACAGGCTAACGTCGTGGCTGCCATAGAGGTGTTCACCGCATTCTCCAAATATCTTGAATTCCGCTCCAGGACCGACCCGGAGGTGACCCTCGAGTTCATCAAGAAGGTCAACAAGCTCCAGGACGGATTCCTGATCGAGTCATTCAACAAGGGGGCACTCGTGGAATATGGCGACTAAGCTGACAAAGGAGCAGAGGGAGGCCTTCGAGCAGTGGAAGGAGCACTGCCGGGAGGTTCAGGCTCTGACGGCCGAATCGCTGTCGGTCGTCAAGGAATCCCCCGTAGAGAAGGAGCGGCGCATCAGGCGGCTGCTTTCCAACTATGACGAGTTCTGCGAGTATTACTTCGCCCACTTCCTCACCCTGCGCGACAAGGCCACCGGCGAGGTCGTCCACATGATCCACAACGCCCCGTTCCACACAAAGGCGGCACTCAAGATAAGGAACACGCCTAATCTTAAGGCGGTGTTCAAGTGGCCGCGCGGCCATGCCAAGTCAACACACATCGGCGTGTTCATCCCCCTGTGGCTTATATTCCAGCCTAAGAGCCTCGTCAGTTTTATGATTACAGTCGGCAAGTCGCAGGACAGCGCCAACCGTCTGATAGGCGACATACAGGCTGAGCTGGAATACAACCAGAAGATCATCGCGGACTTCGGAGAGCAGAAGAACCTCGGGCTTTGGCTCCAGGGGGAGTTCAAGACCAAGGGGGGAACCAAGTTCCTCGCCGTGGGCCGCGGACAGTCTCCCCGCGGCCTCCGTGACCGTGAGGCCCGCCCGGACTATATCGTCATCGACGACCTTGACGATGACGAGCTCTGCCGCAACGAGAAGCGCGTCAAGGAACTCACCAATTGGGTGAAGGAGGCACTCTTCGGCGCGCTCGATGTCGGACGTGGCAGATTCATAATGGTCGGGAACCTTATATCCAAGACCTCGGTGCTTGCCAATATCGCCGCCTCCAAAGGCGTCCATGTGTCCGAGGTCAAGGCCGTCGACCGTGACGGCAATCCTGTATGGGCTGAAAAATGGACTAAGGAGGAGGCGGAGTCCGTCAGGGATTTCATGGGATACCGGGCATGGGAAAAGGAGATGATGCACAACCCGATTACGGACGGAACCATCTTCCGCCATGAGTGGATCCGCTTCAAGCGTATGCCGAAACTCGAGAAGTACGATATGCTCGTGTGCTACACAGACCCGTCGTTCAAATCGACAACGGCCAACGACTACAAGGCCTGCCGGCTGTGGGGCAAGATCGG